CAGCGGCGGCGTTTGCGCTTTCGGTTGCCGCATTTGCATTTTCAACCGCCGTGGCGGAAGCGGTTTCTCTTGCTGTTTCAGCACTCTGCCTTGTTGCTTCGTTTGCCACGCGAATTGCTTCTGCATCGGCTCGATTGCTTTCAGCAGATTGTCTTGAAGTTTCGTTTGACTGACGAGTCGATTCAGCCGAAGCCCTTAAAGTTTCTGCATCTGCCCGGTTAATTTCTGCGCTCGCTCTGCCTGATTCCGCAGTTGCTCTCGCTGTTTCGGCACTCACACGACCACTTTCGGCAGTAGTACGGTCAGTTTCAGCCGATTGCCGTGAGGCTTCATTGCTTTGACGAGTGGTTTCGTTTGCGATTCTTTGATTCTCGTTTCCGATAACCTCCATAATCTGTTCAACGATAGTAGGATCGTCATCTTCGATAATATCGTCATCACAATATTCTGCGTGTTCGACCGTTACATAAAACGAAGTGGAAGTAAGTCTTGCCCCGTTTGAAACTACGGAAATAGAACAACGGGATTGTCCCTCTAATTGAAGCATCCACGAGGTGAGGGGAACGGTAATAGTGCTGTCCGAATTAACTGTTCCCGCATATGCGGCAGATTCGCCGTCAATTCTTTCAAAGTTGATTGCAACCGCCGCTGTCGCTTCAACTTGAATAGGAACTCCCTCGTTCAATAGTGTAACGTTCAGGAATCGTGAAGAAGAGTCGCCTTGTTTTGCGACGATAGCCTTAAAAGTGTTTTGCTTTGCTACATCAACTTCTATTGACTTAATAATTTCAGCCATTTTTCTCCTCCTTTCCGCCTTTTTGTTCTGCCGCCATACAACGGCGTTCGTAAACAAGACTTGCTTGCGCTATCTCGTTTTTCGCTCCCGTTTTGACCTGTTGCAAGGCTTCCGACAAGATATATTCGAGCAGGAAGAAAGGGATATTTCTTCTTTTTGCGACTTCGGAAATCGCATCGAATATTTCCTGTTTTCCGTCTGTCAATTCAAGGCAAAGCGGGCGTTCAACTTTTTTGTTTTCATTATCCATTTGCTTTCTCCTTTTCGAGTTCCGAAACCCGATTTTTTAATTTTTGAATTTGATCCACACATAAGGCGATAAACTCACTATAACGTATTCCGTAGGTTGTTTTATCATCTCCCGTTTCACGATCCGTATAATTCCAACGGCAGAAAGCCGCAAAATCTTTTGAATCAATTTCGAGATCGTTTAACGACGAAGCCACATCTTGCGCTATAAGTCCGATATGTGTTCTTCCGCTTGTTCCGTCTTTCATTTTATAGGTCGCAGGTTTCAGTAAATCGAACAATGCTGATAATTTATCTGTCAACTCCGTTTCTCCGAAATAAGCAATATCCGTTTTCTTATCCCTGTCCGAACTTGAAATTTGATTGCCGCCCGAATCATAGATATTATCGACATACAGGGCATCCCACCACCAACCATACACACCTAAACTTGCGGATAGTAAACCATCCGTATTGCTCGTATATGGTACTAAACAGCCCATAACACCGATATACTTATTGTCATAGTTGACGAAAGTGATTTCGTTATCTTCGTTTTCAAACAGAATTGAATTATAACGCTTATCGCTATAAAAGACATAAGTAGTGTCCGAATATTCTTGAAGTCCGTTACTATTTCCGACCGGAATAGTCATTGAATCTCGTTCGTTCGGATTAAGACTGTTTTGATAAAGGTGAACACGAGCGAATAACGTATTGTAAGTTCTTATAGTGTTGTGGATAACTACGCTATTGCGATATAGTTTTTTAGTGCTATCGTAAACCGAAGAAAAATTACTTAAAGATAAAGTAGTTGTAGGTCTATCCGAACGATGAAGCGTATAACAGGTTTTGAAGTCAAAATATCTTTGATAATCATCGCTTATTGTATAATCGCCGACCAAATCATTCGTTTTTGTTATCGTGTATTTATTTGTGTAATCCAACGCATCGGTGTAATTACGAACAAAAAAGTCTTTGCTTTCGGTACTTAACTCTTTGACGACCGCACTTTTTGACAAAAGATTTAGCGATTCGTCATAAAGATTTCCGACTTCAAAAGAAAGCAAGTTCAAATTGCCGATATTACCCGCATCCGCATTGATAGTACCTTTGAATGTTGCTCCTGCGGAGTTTACCAACATTACAACATCGTTGTTTGACGTTAGTGAAAACGCCGATGCCGTAAGCGACCACGCAAACGAGGAGGCTGTCCCGCCCGTTTGGCTAACCTTTGCGGTGATAGCATTAGCATTTGTAGTAATCCGCGCAGACAGCGCACTTTCAGCCCCTGTCGCTCTCGTAACTTCGGCGGTTATATCGTCTACCGTCTGTGTGATACGAGAAGATAAAGCAGATTCGGCGTTTCCTGCTCTTATAACTTCGGCAGATATATCCGACTCCGTTTGTGTAACGCGAGAGGACAGCGCACTTTCAGCCCCTGTCGCTCTCGTAACTTCGGCGGTTATTTCACTACTTAATATCCCGTCAGCCGCTGTAAATGCCTGTGTAACGGCGGCATCTCCGTCCGAAATTGCGGTCGAAACGCTTGATTTATACGACTGCGAAATCTTTTCGGCAGTAACACATCCTGCTTCCAATAAATCCGTCGTAACCTTATAGGCGGCAAGAGCATTGATAACAGCATTGCCGTTTCGGGTAATACCGTATTGCCAAATAGGCTCGCCATCGTTCCAATCGTCAGTCCACGCGAAGCCATTTGCTGTAAACGTGTAAATGATAGTGCTTGCCGCAAGGGTAGGCGCATCGTGATAATAATGCGTAATTCCTCCGTTGTTTTCGGTAATCGAAGTCCGATACAGTCCAAGCGAATTTGACATCAATTCGTTCATATCAAGGCTCGCTTGCTCCACGCCGTTTATCTTTCGATTTACACGGTTTTCGAGTTTCTTAACGACAATCGCTTCACCTTTGGTAAGCGGATTAACGGAAGCATATCCGTTTCGGATATTTGTTTCGCCTTTACCCTCTAATTGAGTAGAAGCGTTCATCTTGAACGTAATCCCGGTAACGATGCTTTTATGTTCTATACCGTTCTTATCCGTATAAACCACGCCGTCAAGAGGATAGGCGTAGGGTAGGGGCTTACACGAACAGGTGTAAGGTCTGTAAGTGAAGTTTTTAACCTTTTGATAGATAGCGGCGGCTACATCGGCGTAATCGTGTTGAATAAGGTCGTTATTCTCGATATTAAAAGCATAATCATCCGTTCCCGCTAAATAGATATTATCGTCGTTATCGGAGATTTGAACGCCCGTAATGGCAATATCCTGTTCATACATATCGGACGAATATCGGTCAGAGGGGGTGATAGGAATATCGTTAGACGAAGAATACCACGCTAAAACCAATTTGCCGTCGTAGTCGATATACGCACAAGTACCGCTTATTTCGGCTATCCATTGAATAAGCCGTCTGTAAGTCAATTCGTCCGTTTCGGGAAAACTTGATACAACATAATTTGCGTTTGTGAGCGACGAGGGGAGCGTTTTTAATGAAACGCCGCAGTTGGCGCAACAAGTCGTCAAAAGATTTGCTATCGTGGTAGGGAAAGATATATCCACAGGATCAACTTCCTTGTCAAAACGCACCATTCTATCGAGCGCGGTAAGCGTGATATAAGATAATTTACGCGGTGTTTCATCAACCGTGAAGAAACCGCACGGAATCCAATGTAGTTGAGCGTTTTCCCAACGATAAGCATCCCATTTTTTAATACCGATTTTGACTTCGAGTTCTACACCCTCAAAGTGAGTATTTGCGTAGCGGTCGTCGCGATTGTCAAGTTTTAGTGTCAATTCTCCCGCTATGGCAGAGCCTATTTCGATTTTGCTCCCGGATAGACAGTAACGATTGATAGACAAGCCGCCTTGTGCGATGTTTGATTCGGTGAGTTCAACAGTCTGCCCGTCGATAGTTCCCGTGATAGAAACGATTTGACGATAGTTGCGTTTGAGAAGTGATATTACTTCCGCAGAGATAGGGTACATAATATCACCTCCCGTCGCGTTCAATGATATTGAACTTGATACTCTGCCATACACCGAGAGCGGAGTTATACAGCGGAGCATTACGATTTCCGACATAGAATTCGGAAGTGATATATCCGCCTTGCTTCGCATCTAAATAACAGACTTTTATGTATTCGGGATTGAATGCTTTGAGTATCGTCGCCGCATCTTCAATAGAAACGTTTTTCCATTCGAGATCAATTCCGACTATCTGACCGATACGCTTTTTATCCATAACGGTATCTTCCGTTCTCCCGGCATCACTTGACGAAATATCTTCCAACTTCCATTGATAGGAGGAGGGACAGGGTATTTCAAAGCCGTCAACACTTCTTATCGGATTGTATTCGTCCATATCCCTTAACCTCCTACCGAAATTACCGTTTTTCCGTCGCGGCGGTTCTTACGTTCTGCCGCCGTAACGATTTTTTCACCTTTCACATTGCCGTCGGTATCGACAATCTGAATAACCCAAGTTCCGCCGTCATTTCCGCCCGATTCGGACATTGCTTCGGAAACACCACGCTTGATACCCTCAACGATTTGAGCGTTATTCGCAACAGCGGTTTTGCCATTACTGAATTTGCCGACGAGTTCAGAGTGATTTGCAAAGAACAGTCCATCTTCGGGGAAACCGCCTGTGGCATATTCGGATAGACCGAGAATATATTTTTTATACATTCCCTCCAAATACGCTTCGTAAGTGCCATATTTTTGTTTGTCTTTGTTATTTCCGCGCGCGAACTCTGATTTAGTTCTGATATTAGCATAGCCAGCATTTGCGGCATCTTGATAAGTTTTCCAAACAGTAGATAACCCGGTTAAATCTTTATAATGATTTGCGGATATTTGATAAGAATCCAACAGTTGCTGTGCGTAATCTTCTCCCGGTGTAGCATACTTATAAGTAGGATTACCATTTTCGTCATACCCCGAAACAGAGCCGTATAAAGTTCTTCCGCCAACACCCATTCCGCCTGTATATAAGGTCGAAGTGAAATTGTTAGCCATCTCTTGCAACCAAGCGGAATTCTCTTTTCCGATTGCCGTATAAAAATCCTTAATGGAATTTGATATGCTCGCTATTTCGTTATCTCTTGCTTCCGTAACAGCATCGTATATATCGGCCTGCTTGTCGTGCCAAAATCTATACCAACCGCTTTGGTTGTCATACCAAGCGGAAGTATCGTTTACGACATCTTTCAGTTTCGACATTGCCGATAGTTGAACGACGTTTACAATATCGTTTACCTGATCGTAAATTGATTGAACATTCTCATCATATAGGGTTTTTAATTTTTCTCTCGCGGCGGCAAAAGATTGACTATAAGAATCATAAGTCCCCTTGTCAATAACGTGTTGCTCATAGAGAATATCGGCTTGTTTTTGAAAATCTTTGATGTTCTTATCGGATGTTTCATAAGCCGTTTTCAAATAGCCCAAATAGTTTTGAGTGTCGGTCGCAAGAGTGTCAAAGAAACTCTTAACCGTGTTTTCATCCTTAAAGTCAATTCCGCCCGCCATTGCCTGTTCAATCAATGAATCGAACACATACTGTTCACGGCTTGACGAAAAGTTTAGTGCAGAGAGTTTATTTACAGCGGCGTTCAATTTTTCGATTTCTTCTGCTGTTAAATCTCTTTCCGTAGAAGTATTGATTAAATCGTTGATAGTCTGTTCGTATTCAGCGGTAACATTGCCGAGAAGTTTTTGAAATTTCAAAAATTCCGTTTTCATTTCAGTAAGGTCATCCACAAAATTGACTTTCGCTAAATCGGCTAAACCCTGAAATGTATCGAGAATCGAATCCATCCGGGTATTCAACTGATTTTCCAATTCATCAACCATCTTCTTGACGTTTTCGGTAACGGCACTTGCTTCCGAATTGCTCAAACGATTTGATTCTTGCAGTATGCCCAAATAGTGTTCAACGGAGTTATACGCGCTATCAAACACTTTTGTGCTTTCGTTGATCGTTTTGCTCGATTCGGTCGCTTTGCTTGCCAAAGTTTCCGTTTCCGCCCAAATGTTTTCATAGGCAGTAGCAATATCGTTGAGAGAAACGGCAATTTCAGATGCGCTGTTATAAAAAGCATTGCTTGCGATTTCCGACAGTTTCTGCCGTCTTGCTTTTTCACTTGCGGAAATAAATCCGACAAGAGCGGAAACCACCGCAACGACAGCCGCGAGAACAAGTCCCCACGGTCCGAGCATCGCATACATAGCAACACCGACAGCCGCGCAAATCGGGATAAGTTCAAGCGCAACTTCACCCCAAGTTTTTGTCCCCATCGTCAGATCGTAAAAAGCGGTATAACAAGCCGTTGCTTCGACTGCTAAAAGAGCAACAGCCGAAACACCTTTTTTCCATTTCGACATATTGCCGAGATAGTTGTAGCCTTTCTTCAAGAACGATAATCCGGTTGTAAAGGTTTCTTTCAACTTTGCACCCTTAAACAGCAGGATGAGAGCGGTAACGGAAGCGACCAAAGTAGTAAGTTTTGCGACCGCACCTGCAATATCCCAACCGGAAATATCAACCTCTTCAAACATTTGCGAAACATCGTTTTCAGACGAGTTATTACCTAAAATATTCAATTCGTCGAAACCGACAGTTGCCTTTTTTGCATTTTCAACCGTGTCGGTATAATCTTGCGCATACTTTTTCGCTTTCAAAAAGGTGTTTTGACCACCGATAGCCGCCGAAATCATACCGATGCTGTTAGATATATCAACAAAGCCATCGGTCAAACGGGTAACGGTAGGCAACAACGATTTCAGAATAGGAAGCAGAGATGCGCCTAAACTGTTTTTGATATAAAGAAAATCGGTCTTATACGCAGATAACACCGTGTTCGCTTCTTCGCTGAATTTAGCGATATTTTCCAATCCGGTCGATATGCTACGAGTTAGTTGAGCAATCAAAGACCGAACAATACGGTAGAATGCGACATTTTTGAATTTGTCGAACATTTTACCGAGAAAACCTTTTGTTTTCTTGCTTTTTGCGCCAAGTTCTTCAACTGCGGAAGCGTTCTTATTTATTTGCTGTTCAAGTGCCTGATACTGCAATCTTACGGAAAGCAACTGTTTTTCGAGTGATTTCCATTGAGTTTCATCGGGATTATCGGCTTTTGCAAGGCTATCCATTTTATCTTTCAAAATGCTTGCTTGCAATTCCAATTTAGACATTTTATCCGACAAAGTATCTGCGAAATTGCTTCCGCTGATAAATGCCTTTTCTCCCGAATAATCCGCTTGTTTTGCAGTCAGAACATCATCGAGCCGTGCTTTCGCTTGTTCGACTTTTACACTCGAATCTTCAAAAGAAGAAACGATCTCGTCGCATTCTTCCTGAATATCCGTAAGCCAATCGGGTTTAACGGGCTTTCCGCCGCCGAAAACTTCACCCGAATTGATGGCGGGTTCAGCCACACTTTCGAGTTCTCTCGTAACAGTTGCGACGGCATCGGAAACGCTCGTCGTGTCAATCTTCGGCGTTTGTATTTCAAGATTTTTGAGAGCCTTTTTATAGACTTCCAAAGTCTTAATATTCTTCGTTATACGGCGCAGTTGAGCATCAAGCGTATCGAAACGCACGCTTGCGATGCCTTGTAGTCTTTTCTTAACCAACAAAAAAGAGTTAGACTTGCCAATACGGTCTAACTTTTTGAGAGAAGATACTAACGTATCTAAACTCTTGCTCGCATTGGTGGACGATGATTCTATTTCTATCTGTAACGAATCAATAGGTTCACGATCTGACACGTTTATACCTCCTTATTCTTATTTGCTTTCGCTCGTATAGCGGCTTGCATTTTCTCATAACGCTCCTTTTGCGCCGCAAGTTCGCGTTCCTTTGCTTCTTTTGCTGTACGAGGAATAGGTTTGTCAATGTAGGGGATCGCTTCTGTTCCGTCTTTTGCAAAGGCGTGTAACAGGGGAGAAACGTCGCAAAGAGCATTATAAATATAAAAGCCCTGCAACCATAGTTCTTCGTTTTTTCTATCTTGTTTCATTTCAAAGGCTTTTCGATAGTATTTCGTCAGCATACAGTTCTGATTCCAATACTCATCTGCCGTCATTCCGATAGAAAGAAAGAACGGAAAAGCCTCATAAAATCTTTGAGTGTAAGTTATATCGGGGACACGGATGTCATCCGCATCCCCGCCACTTACGGGCGACGGATCACTTACCCCTCCGTCGTCCACTCCACGTTTCCCTCGTCATCATCGGGTTCGGACATAAGGGCGACAATGGGTTCATTGTACATATCGACAAGAGTGGAGAACAGTTCTTCACGGTTGCGTAAGCCCGCGAAAATCTTGTCTTTTACTTCCTGCTTCTCGAATTTATGATGCGCCATAAACGCACCGGAAAAAAGTTGAGGGAGCGCACTCATAGGTCTGTCCGAAATATTCGACATAGAGAAGCCCTGCTTCTCCATAGTTTCGATAGACCTACGGGTAAACTCCAAAGTGTAGTCTTTGCCGTCGTACTTGAATTTGATCTGCTTTGCCATAAGTGAATAACCTCCTGTTTATTAAGTTGCGCTATCTTCGACGAGCGGAGAAGTAACGCAAACGCTGACTTTCATCTCGCGCACTTCGTTGACACCTTTTCCGGTGATGCTGACGGAAATCTTGCCTTTGCACTTGAATTTGCCGTCCACGCCCGTCGGGGTAACTTCATCGCCGTTTTCCGTTCCACCGAACCACACCGCAAGGTCAAGTTCCTGCCCTTTCAAAGCGCGAAGCGTATCAAAGGTATCTTTGTCGTAGTTGGCGGTAAAATCCAAACCATCATTTTCTTCGATACCCTCCTCATAAACGTGCGCTCTGTGAGAAAGAGTGGTCTTTTCCAACTTTTCGGGTTCACCGAACAAATCGGGATAATCTTTGATGTCGAGAAGTTTTGCCCAAGTAATGGTACTCGATGCCGTCGTCCCTTTCATCAAGAAAGTTTTATAAGTGTTCATACTACTTACCTCCTGTAAATTGTTTTGTTTTTTGATACGACCGCTTCGTATCTGCCTATCATTTGATAGATATTGTCCGTAGGCTCTAACGGCTGTTTAGTCGTTCTCGTAAAGCCTATGGAGAGCAGAGTTTCGTCAATCACATTGAAAATGCTTTTACATTCGGTTTTTCGACCGGACTTTTTGTTCGAGAATACATAGACCTCGAACATCACTTTAACGTGATTTTCGTTGCTTCCGCTATCCTGTGTTTTGTTATAGACCTGATTATCGGCTTCATAAATACTCGCACAAGGGAAATGGGCGGGGGACAGATTAGGTTCGCTCGTAACATTTATCTTCGGAAAAGAGGTAATGAGAGCGGTATAAACCTTGTCAAAAACTTCGTTTTCGCAATCTATCATTTTCCGAACACCTCCCGTGCTATATTTAATATCTCCGATCTGATTTTTTTGTCTGCTTCCCACATACAACGGTTTTGTGGATTTCCTCGTGTAAAGACCAATCCTTTTTTAGCCATTGATGCTTTTTTCGGCGTTTCTCCGTGCGTTCCCGGATCACCTTTGTAATACCAAAAATCGTTCTTTCCTCGACCTTGCCCGTAACCGCCTATTTCAAAGCCGTATTTTTCGGCGGCGGGGTGATTATCTCCCTCCGAATTAAAGAACACGCCTGTGCCGAATTCAATGAAAGTAACCGCATTTCCGCTTGCGCGGACGGCAACTTTATTTTCTTCTATCCATACGGGTTCTTCGACTTGAACATCGTTTGTGCCGTCATACCGAGCAGTTGAAAATCGGGCGGAGGCTTCCGCCATACCGATTTCGGCAAGTCTTTGTAAAAATTCGTGTTCCTTTTGGGCTAACGAGTTCTTATATTCTTCAACTTGCTTTATCGCTTTTTCGATATTGCCTAACGATATTTTAATTTTCATCGGGCTTTTCCTTGCTTATAGCAATCGCAAAAACATTGAGAGATTTTGCGACGGCTTTTACGATGTAGTCGTGAGCAGGGGTTTCGTTTTCTTTGTATTGTTTCGGCTTCATTTCCACGCAGAGCAAAGAGTTTTCGTCTATCGGACAATGTATATCGTCAAGAACAATTACACGCTCATAGGAAACATTTGAGCCAAACAATTCCGCTTGTGCTGTTCCGCTTCCTGCCGAGATGTTTCCTTTACAGAATACGGGCGGGAAATAGGTCAAAATCTTTTCACCCGTTCTGTGATTGTTTTCATCGCGGAGTTCTTCTTCGGTCTTATACAAGTAGTAATAAAACCCCTGCTTGTTCTTGTCGAGCGTTCTCATTTGAACACCCCACAATGCGGAATAATGTCTTTCAGCATACTTTCGGGAATATTTGCACTTTCGTAAGTGCGGTCAATCCCGTTTTCGTTGTGCCGGGTTTCACCCTCCGCACCACGCTTGTTGAGTAAATATACGGCAATGTTCACTTGCGTGAGAGTATATTTTTCGGGGACTTCGGTTTCTTTTTTGAATGGGTAAAGGCGATTAAGGATCGCTTCGGCGGCGATAGAGAGATAGGCTTCAAGCACATTGTCATCTTCGCCATCGCCATATATATTTTTAAGCAACGCTAATTTGTCGATTGCCATTAGCCTACCTCCTTAATTTCGCTTATTCTGCGGCGATAACAACCTTGAATTCCTTGCTCGCCACGCCGTAACCGTTTTCGGCAATCACGGAGAACACATAAGTTCCTGCCGCCGTAGGCGTGCCGCTGAATACACCCGCTTCGGAGAGCGAAATACCCGCAGGGAGTACACCGCGCTCGATAGCGCATTTCACGGTCGCAGTTCCGGTCAGGGCAAGAGCATACGCATATTCCACCGCAACGACTTTGGTGTTGGCGGGAGCAGTACCGAAAGTAATAGTTCCCGTAGTAGCGTTGTAGGTGAAATCGGTATCAAGCGTTTTCGCCACGCCGTCAACCTTAACGCTCGTGATATTCGCGGCGGCGGGTTTGTCGGTGAGAACGAACGCTTTGGTAGTGCCATCGCCCGTGAACGAAGCAGAGCCTTTATACGCCGAGCCGACCGTACCATTCCACAAAGCGGTGTTGGTAATACCCGCGCCGACATAATCCGCGCCTTTGATGATTCTTACGGTCTGCGTTTCGTCGGTCAAAGCCGGGACGAAATACTTACGCGAATAAATCTTATTCAAACGAACGTTGGGTTCTCTCTCCTGCTCGACTTCCGTACCTTTCTTGACGAAGTAGGTAACAGCCTTTCTCGTGCCGATAACGATGTAGTTCGTCGGAGCATCCTTTTTCGTGTAAAGGTTTACTCCCGCAACCGTGCCGATATAGCCTTTTCTTACGAACGCTTCAACATATTTCAGGTCGTCTTTGAGTTGCTTACGGAGTTCAGCCGTATGCTGTGCGTTGACGAAACCGAAAATCTCGATAGCGTTTTTCGCATCTTCATCTTCGGGGAGATCGAGTTTTGCAACGGCATCGACGAACGCCGCGAAATCGTAGTTCGTGGTATTTACTTTGAGAGTGCCTTTGCAAAATTCGTTCATAACGCGCTTCTGCGAAGAATTGAACATATCGGTCGCCATATGGTTCACACCAACGGGAACGGTGTTCGGATCTTTCATCTGCTCCTCGTCATAGTAGGGGAAGCGGTTCTGCAAAAGCAGGATTTGATACTGCTCGTCAGCATAGCGCACTTCGATGTTCTTGCTGTTGCCTGCTCCCATTTCCAACTGTTCCGTAGCATCGGTAGCCCTGTATCTACGGATTTTCTTAATATCGCCCGCAACGCCGACAAGACTTCTGTCAACGGTAACGAAACGGAGAAGATCGAGATGAGAGTTGAACTGATCTTCGATTTCGTTTTCAAGGACGAAGTTATCATAGATAACGTGATTGTGGTTAAGTGCCATTTTTTATTCCTCCGAATTAAATTTTTTATATAAGGTCGGGTTTTTCGTCGCCATTTCCTGTTTTTCAGCAAGCGACAAGGCACGATACTGTTCTTTTGTCATTTCCGGTTTACCACCTGCGGGCGGTTGGGGAGTCCCACGCATAAGTTCTTCTTTGGTATCTTTCTTAACCTTTTCGAGATAGGTTTTCTGATTCGTATAGAACTTATCCAAATCGCCGTCAACGATAGCCTGTGCGGAATCTGATGCAAGAGCATCATCGTAACCCATTGCCAAAAGTTTTGCTTTGTTATCCGAGATTGCTTTATCTTTCCGGAGCGTAGCAAGTTCTTCTTGCAGGGCTTTTCTTTCCTGTTCCTGTTCTTCTTTTTCTTTTTCTTCGGCGGTCAATTTTTCCTGCAATTTTCTTTTGTTTTCAGCCGCTTCGGAATTACTCTTGTCGAGTGCTTTTTTGAGTTTATCGTTCTCTTTCTTCAAATCGTCGCCGGGCAAACTGACGGATTCGAGTGCCGCTTCGATTTCAGCAGGGGACATACCCTCTTTGTAGGCATCGCCAAGAATTTCTTTGAGTTTAGACATAACAAACCTCCTGCGCTTTTTAAGGTCATCTCCGACCATTGATTTCCGTTTTATAGTCTTTTCTGACTTTGCGTTTTTAGGTTTTCACTAACCAAATCAAGCCTTTCGGCGTAATTTCAAAAATAAAAGGGCTACAAGCATAATGCTCATAGCCCCTGTTGGCTGTTTACCGCTAACCGTTTATAGCGGTCTTATTACGGACTTTCCGTTTTATTTCGATAACGACCACATTGTCTTTTTCACGTTTTACTTCCGCGACGTTTCCTTGTTTGAGTATCTCTATCACGGATGCGATCCAATTATTCTGCGATAGGTTCGGTTGCGTTATTTTTTCCATTACCGCCTCCGCTATTTCCATTAGTGGCTTTTGCCGCTTTTTCCTCTTGCTCTTTCGCATATTCTTCGCTGATTTTGTATGCGAGTTCGGCATCCGCGAACATACCACAATGCTGAAACGCCAATTTCGGATGAATTTTTGAACTGCCAAGCATTGAAGTAAGAACGGTCGATTTGTTGGAAATATTTTCATAGTTGCGACGGGTAAAGCGCAAATCAATATCCGATACTTTAAGGGAAATATCCGACAGAGTTTCTGCGATTTTCAATGCAAGTCGCAAAGTCTGTTTTTCGGACTTCTTGAACATAAGTTCCGTGTCTTTGGCTTTCGCTTCCGCAACTTCCCATCCGTCGCGCATAATAACCGCGCTCCCGGTATCACTTGTCGAACTGCCGCCGTTTCTGTTAGGCATACCGCAAATTGTAAGTATCGTTTGATACATATCATCAAGAATAATTTGCGTGTTTGTCTGATTGAGTTCGGGAGTAATGTAATTGACATCAGCGGGATTGTCCGAAGTGCTTTTGAATTTGATACCGCCGAGTTCTTTTAGACTTTTGAATTCTTCTTCGTCAATATCAATATTCACGAACTTGATTAAGGACTGAACGAATTGTTCCAACCCGTTCACTCTGTCCGATATAGTCAAGTTATAAGCATCGAGCAGGGGAATAACCACTTCAAATGCGCCGAGTCGGGCATTATTAGCGGGATATTCCACTATCGGAATCATTCCTAAAATATGCGATTCTTCTTTTACGATTTTATCGTTTACAATTTCAAAATATGTAGTATCGGTGTAAACGCTGTAAACAATGTCTTTATTACCGCGCTCCACATACTTAACCCCCATAACGGGTTTGTTGCCAAGCCCGTTATAATAAACAACGAAACATTGTCGGGGATCAAGCGTGAATAAGGAAAAAGGAGAATCGTCAACCTTATTCTTCGGTAAAATCATTCTGTACGCCGTCCCACATATAGTGAACCAATCCGCGAGTTCCTTGTCTTTCGCCGCTTTATCTTCCGAATACATAAACTCATTTAGACGGGTGATCTGTTCGGTAATGTTTTCTTTTTTAGAATCACGGCTTACATATTGCAAAGGCTCTCCGAGAAGATAGCCGACCTTAAAAGAAGTGATCTCATTTGCTCTGTTTGCGACAATTCGATTGTTGATTTCCGGTCTAACTTCTTTAACACGATTCAAAATCGGCTGATTGCCGTTGTTATATTCGTAAAGGTAGTCGATACACGCGCTGTTTTCGTCGTGAATAGACTTTGCCTTTTTCAAAATGTCAATAACATTATCACGATTGACGAATTCTTCATCGGTATAAATGACTTTACGCCCGGTTAAATCCGTTCTTTCAGGTTGAGCCACGACAAAAACCTCCTTATAGACTACTCCTATTTACTATTATACTCAAAATTTGTGCGGTTGTCAATGGTTTATGGCTATTTTTCGCAAAAAATAACCATTAGAGAATAATTTTAGAAAGGTTTTTTGAAAATTTCGGCTTTTTGACCGACAGATTCGTCCCTCATCTCCACAAGCATAGCCATTGAATCGGGGGCATCGTCGTTTTTATTCTTCCCGGTTATCTTAAAAGCGAACAGATTATTCATAAACTGATTATACTCTTTTGAGCGTTTTCCCGGTTCAAGGAAATAGAATTCTCTTATTTCGGGGGCTTTGTCAAAAATACGCTGTTCTTTTCGCATATTCGTTTTGGCTCGCTTCGATGTGATATTCAAACGGTAATTCCTTTTCTTCAATGCCAATTCGACCGCTTCTTGATAATCTTCACCACCGTTATTTGCCTCAAATCTTGCCGCTTGAACTTTATTACGCAAAATCATCTCAATGATTTTCGGCTGTGTTATCTTTTTATCTCCCGCATCAAACACTACATCCGGGACAAAACAATCGTTGCCGAATTGATAACAAACGGGAGCAGAGCAAAAGTCGCCGCCGCCAAATGCGGGATCAACCGCCATAAATATTCTGTCAGGCTCGTCGGAGGGGAGAATGCCGTTATAGAAACGCATATCTTCGGGAGCAAACAAAGTTCCGTCGCGCTCGATAGGCTCTTGCATATATTGAGCATTCCACGAAGCCATATCGTTATTATGTTCAAATGATGCTCGTCTTTGACGATAGTATTCTGTCGAAAAGCCCACGCCGTAATCGTATTCAAAGTTCGATTCGTCGGTAACAGGATCAAGTGCAGGCATATTTATAATTTTATATCTGACATTTTTGTAAGCGGGATCGTTTTCGAGTAGTTCCATTCTGATACCCGCAGGATCTGATATAGACCACCGAGTACCAACCCAAAGTCTTTTTGCGTTTTCTTTGGCACGGGGGATAAGGTTGTTATCAACCTTAAACCATGCAGATGCAAGTCTGTCTTTGTTCAATGCTTCTTCGATACCGCCGATAAGGTCGTCCGAAACAAGAAAACCGTTACAGTCGCAAGCACCATTTAATGTTCCGTAGAGCGAACGGCAAGTTAAAGAGGGGTAACGCTTTTTTCGGTCGATATTCAAAATCTCGTCTTTTGCGTTTGTGTTTGCTATTTTGCTGTTCGGGAATATTTCGTGCCAAGTATATGTATAAGCATCGTTGATAACTTCGAGAACGCCCGAATACATAGCGGTCGTTATAACGTCGGAATAAGCCGAATATAAATTTGACAATTCCGAATTTCGTCCGACAATCCAAGTCAAAGCGAACATAATTAAAGTTGTTTTGCCGACACGAGGGGGCATAGCAATAAAAAGTTCATCCAACTCATCATCGACGAGTGCTTGAATCGCATCCACTACGATTTTAAGTTTTTTTCGGCGGGGCTGATAAAACCGTTCGTTCGGGCGGCGGTTCTTTTCAAGATAGAGCATATAACTGTCGAACACATAAGGGGCTTCAAACAGTAAAGTCCGTTCGATAAGTTCTATAAGTTTCGGAATAATTGCTCCGTCGAGTTTCCTTATATTTTTTTTACAAATTGAACGAAGTTCTGCGCTCCATTGCAGGGCTTCTTTTTTATGTTCGGCTACATCGTTACGGCATATCGAGAATAAGTCCTCGTAAGCATCATAAGAATATGGCTCTTTTTCTATTTTCGCGCGAATTACATTATTGAGAATTATATCCATAGTTCTACTCCATAAGAAAAGGGGCTACAAGCATAATGCTCATAGCCCCTGTTGGCTTTTAATTCCGTCTGATTACGGAAAGATATTTTTTTTTTAGTTCTTAAAGTGCGGATTTATCCATATTTTCCGAGTCATATCCGGTCAGTTTTTCATTTTCAAAGTCTGCGATTATCGTCCGAACGATATTTCCGCCCCGTAGAAAACCTTTGAATTCCGAATGTTTCCAAGTAAGAGTTTCGATACCGTTTCTATTCCTTATTCCTGTGGGTTCACCCAACAAGTCAAGAACTTCTTGTTTACTCATACCTATTTTTAGTTTAGCATAACCGCTAATCATTTTTGATGCCGTAAATACTCCCATAAACAAATCTCCTTTTATATTTCTTTGCAAAGTCTATACCACTTTGCCTTTGTAATTCCTAATTCTTTTATGGCTTGAACGACAGATATTTCGCCGTTAGTCGTCTTTTTATAAAATCGCGCGAAATTCGGAACTTCAATTTTCCGCCGACCGTCTTTATATCCGGGCTTTTGACGGGCGATTGCTTTTCCTGCATCCGTGCGTTCTTTGATAAGAGCGCGTTCAAATTCGGCAAAGGCGAGCAGGTTGGTAACTATCAATCTTCCCATAGGAGTATCTTCAATAAGCCCCATATTGAGAATATGCACGTTCACACCTTTGGATTTCAGATAGTCAATATACTCCAAGCCCTCTTTGGTCGAGCGGCAAAAGCGGTCGAGTTTCGTAACGACGACTGTATCTCCGTTTTTGCAGTTGTCAAGCAGTTTCAAAAACTTCGGGCGTTCCTTTGCGCCGCTGTATGTTTCTTCAACTATTACGGCTTCGGGGTAGCGAGCAGAGATGGCGTTGCTCTGATCTTCCTTTGAGTTTCCTTTTTCCTGCTTCGTAGTGGATATTCTGACATAGCCGTAAATCATTTGGCTTCGTCCTCTATTTCATCGGTAATAACAATTTGATCGTCGCGGCGATTACCTGCTCGCCTTTCTTGAATAACAACTTCATATCCAAGAACAGACAGCATTTCGATAGCGGTCGAAAAAGACATATTGTTATGTGCCAATCGTGCGCTTACATCGTTCGGACGTTTCTTCCCGATAGCCGTCGCCATCGCGCTCAAAGTCATACCTTTATTTCGCATTGCTTGCTTGATTGCTTCGTTGATAAACATAGTTTATTCTCCTTTTTGATGTTACCATTATATACTAAAAATATTTGGTTGTCAAGACTTTTTCGCAAAAATTTCTAAAAATATTTAGTTGTTTGCTTCAATCAATAAATCGTGAGCCGATTTGATTTGAATTGAGAAAATCATCAAAGTGATAAAAGTGGCTATTTTTGGCTTTTTCCGTAAAGTGTCTTATATATTCATTTTCTATGGGGACTTTTAGGAAAAATACTATTATTTATCACTTTTATCACTTTTTAAGGGAGAGAAAACCACTTGAAAAAGTTAAATCAAGCCTTTTTCTTTGTTCGGGTGCATACAGGGTTCACCCCGCCCGCCGTCCCGGCGGTATTCCCCCGCCCCGCCTGAACGCCCGCCGGGATCGGTTGACAGTTGCGAAAATGCACAAAAACGGAACGCCGAAAAAAACTTTATAAAAAACTAAAAAAATTTAGTAAAAACTCTTGACAACTAAATATTTTTAGTATATAATAAAGATACTAAATAAATTTAGTTGCGGAGGCGCAAAGATGCAAAACTTTATAATTATTGTAGGACTTAACGACAAGGACACGAGGCGACAGGAAACGCCGACAGACAGCGCAAAAAATACGCTTGCCGGGATTGTGCTTGAATACGCCGACGGCGCAACGCTGACAGAATGCGACGGAATTTATAAACACAACGACGGCGGGATCGTGTTTGAAAAGTCAATAAAAATTGAGATAAGCGGAATAAGCAAAGAAAACGCCGAACGGATCGCAAGCAAAGCGAAAAAAGCATTGAATCAAGAATCAATTTATTTTGCGGAATTCGGCGCGGATGTTCGCTTTATATAAACGCCCTGACGAGTCGCGGAGGATTGCGACGAAACAAGCCCGGCGGCGGGCTTGTCGGCGTAAAGCCAAAATAAAATAATTGTAATATGGAGGTATTACACAATGGAACATTACACGACAATGCAAAAGGGCGCAAATTTTGAGGTTTTCTGCCTTTCTGCCGACACCCGGAACGGATTCAAACACGAGGTTGAATTATGCAAAAATGGTTTTCTGCTTGCAAAGGCGAAAATCTGCTATTTGAATAGAACGTGGGAACGCTATCGCTACGAATCCGCTATTCATAAAGCGATTGAATCGGTTAAACTTTCCGACGATAAAGCCGAAAATGAAAAACTGAAAAAAGCCCTGAAAAGACAATTTGACCATAAAGCCCTCCCGCGTGGATGGTGGAATTAAAAAAGGGGGTAAAGATATGTTTTACAAGTATAAAAATATTGATGAAATTATAGCAAAGTTAAACGGTTATTTAGACGAAACAACCGCAAAGCGGGAGGCGTGGGCGGCGGTTGCCGTTCTTAAACGCAAAGACGGCAAAGAATACGAACGAATCGGGCAAGCCGTAAAGGGCGCGGCGTTCGGTAAATATCATATTGTAGAGGATGCGGCGCATCCATATTTGACAATATGCGCCAAAACGGCGGCGGGGCGATATATTACCGACAGCATCCCGGCATATTATTATGTTGATGAATTACCCGCCGACGATCCACGCCGTGCGGATGATGTAAAATCATTTTTAAGACGGACAACACCGCAAACGCCCGACGAATTGAGGCAAAGCATTACCGCCGCTGTTGCGCGTTATTCTGAACAGATAGAGGAATATAAAAAACAGATTGCCGCCGCCCCGGTTGCTTATAAAAATTACCGTGAGGCAATACAAAAGGCGGAAAACAGTTTATATAATGATTCTGCTTGTAAAAGCGCAATACACAAAACATCGCTTTATTACTTGATAAGCGAAACGAATTGAAAGAGGGGCAAAAAATGATTAAAATTGATTTTGAAAAGTTAGAACGCAACACCGGATTAAAATTCAATAATCCGCAAGACTTACTTTATTATTTTTCTGCTATGCTGTATTACCTTAACACGCATAACAAGAATTATACCAAAGAACAGGAACGAAAAATTGACGATCTTTATAATTTATTTGAATGTATGGAGGCAAGACAATGAAATATTATACCCTTGAATCGTTAGAAAAATTGATTGACAGATACGCCGAAAAAGGCGGCGAGGTTGTACAAATGGAGGAGGGCTGTTTAGGTTTGGGCGTTGTCGTTTTGCGTAACAACGGCTTACGCTTGAAACAGTATGTTATAAAAGAACGGTATGCATCGCCTTATAGTAGTGTACATACTTGCGACACATACGCCCGCCGCCCTTTACCTAAAAAATACGCGGATTATATCCCGGCGGAGGTGGCGGAATGAAAAAGGGCAAATATCAAATAACAATTCGCACGGATGGCGAAATAGGTATATCAACCGTGAACGGGTGGATTATACCCGACGAAAAAAGCGGCTTGACGTTCGGCGCACGTTTTCGCGCCGGGCGTTGGGAAATTACGGAATTATCAACGGGCTTGCTTATAACGGATAATGCGGAGGCGCACACGGTTAAGAATAAAATTTTAATACCGCATTATATCGAAAAAATGCGCGATCTTATAACGAAACTTTTAGGGCAACACCCCGAATATATTGAAAGATTTGAAAAATTAAAGGAGGATATGTTATAATTATGGCAACAGGGAATTTTTACACGCAAGCGGAAAATCCGCTTTTTGCGACAAGTATTTTCGAGGTAGAGGACTATATCGACGACGAAACGGGCGAATCTTGCGAGGGCTTTTTCGATGAATGGCATTTTGATTTTTGCCAAAAGAAAATTGAGGAATTCAACGACAGTTTACAATTTTTCAGGCTTGATTTGCAAAGCGGATATTATAGCGGTATTCAAACGGTATTGAATCCCGCACGATCTGAAATTGCTTTATCTGCTGACTATACCGCGAAAGAATGGCGCGAAATGCGGAAAGAGGCGCGGGACTATCCGGGATCGGTTTATTCGTGGAATTTTACATTGCCTTATGCGGAACAAGTCAAAGCGGAAAAGAAAGAAAAGCAAAAAATTCTATCATTCTGCCGAAAATACTTGAAAAATGAATTCGGTTTTGATGAATATGGTATATCCGCCCGCTTTTCAAGCGGCGAAACGTGGTATAGCAAAATAGTATAAAGGAGGTGAAAATATGGCTTACTATGTTGAATTTACGAGCGACAACAAGTCCGAACGCATAGCCGAAACGCCGGACCGGGCGGCGGCTATCGCGTTGGGCGAGGCAAAGCAAACGGAATACAAGGCGGCGGGCAAACACGGCATTATATCCGCGTATGAAATAAGCACCGAACGCGGTATGCCGATGCGCAAATGCGCCGAGTTTTGGGAGGTATAACCGTGATATATTATCAACGCCCGCCGCGTTCTATCGTGAATACGGCGGGGACTCCCGGCGCGAAACAAATTTACAAGGCTGACGATATAGCCGCCGCCCTGACCTCGTGGGGCTTGCCTTGCGAGGCGGTGGCGGTTGATATTGCCCCGCAAATATTGACCTATCATTTTGACCTTAAAAATCCTATGCAACGCTCAATGCTGAAAAGGTATATAACGTCGCTTTCTGCTGTTCTGCATACGAAAACGGCGGAATCGGCAAGCGAGCGGGCGCATTTTGCTATCACAATGCAACGCCCTGAACGCGCCTCCGTAGCATTCGGGGCAACATTGACGGAAGCAAGCAAGCCGCTTTCCGTTTGTATCGGATATAATACACTCAACAAGCCTGTTATGCTTGATATAGCAAAAGCCCCGCACGTTCTTATTGCGGGCGAAACCGGAAGCGGTAAAAGCGTTTGTTTGAACACGATAATAAACGGGCTGTTATGTAACGCAACGCCGAACGATCTTCGCTTGCTTATGATTGATACAAAGCGCGTAGAATTATCCGTTTACAATGATTTGCCGCACCTATATTATCCGATAGGACAAGACGGGGCGGCGGCGTTATATATCGTAAAATCACTCAATGATCTGATGCGTAAGCGTATGGATATTATGGCGGCGGCAAAAGTGCGGCATATTGATGATCTGCCGACAAAATACCCGCATATCGTTCTTGTGATTGATGAACTTGCTGACCTTATGCTGATGAATAAAGACGAAATCGAGCCGCTTTTGGTTAGTATTGCTCAATTAGGACGGGCGGCGGGCATCCACTTGATACTTGCAACTCAACGCCCGACAGTAAACGTCGTTACAGGTTTATTAAAGGCAAATATCCCGTGCCGAATAGCCTTGCAAACGGCATCTATCCGCGATAGTATGACGATATTAGACCACAAGGGAGCGGAGCAACTTACCGGGCGCGGTGATGCGATTCTGAAACGCCCCGACAGCGTTGAGGAAATTCGTCTGCAAGTCGCTTATATCAACGACAGCGAAATAGACAAAATAACGGCGTGGTGGAAATCCGACGGCGTAACAGACAGATAAATACCTCCATTAAAAAATAACCGTAATCGGCGTAATTTGTCGGTTGCGGTTATTATTTTGTCTTTTTGGCGGCGGTTAATCGTCGCTTTCGGGATGTTCTTCGAGATATTTTCGCTTGATCTCTTCGGCGTTTTCTGCCTCACCGAGCGGGTTTTTCGGCTCAACAACCAATTCTTGTTTATCGGTATAATCAAAGTGATTTTTGGCGATGAAAATACCACTGACGGGGTTAATTTTGCCGTTTAGCATATAATCTTCCCATAATTCTTCGAGAACGGCATACGCTTTTTTGACTATGGGAGAGTGCGAAACACCTCTGAACTTCTCTCTTTTCCAATCATAAAGCGTTCTTCTGTCAATTCCCAAAGCGTTAGCCATACCCGATACCGTCGGCTTCATATCGTTTTCAACACAATGATCGAAATACCACAAAATGCGTTCTTCGACCTGTGCCGCATCCGATATATCTATCGGTGGTAAATCGAACGAAGCCAAAGCGTGGCGTAAATACCGTGCATTATCTCCCGGAGAAGTCGAAACATCTCCGAAACCACCAACGCCCTGCGGGTTATTATTCTGCCGCTTCACGACTTCTTTAACCGTTTCTTCGGGTAAGTCCGAGTTATTCTTGATTTCCTTTTCCATTTTCTGTACCTCCTGTTCTTATTTGTTCAAGTTTTTCAAATTCTTTTTCCGCTTCTTGAAAAGCATCTGTATAAGCGTGATCTACACCAAGAGCGTTATTCAGAGCAATTTCAAAAATACGGCAAGTGCGAAGAAGTTTTTGATAATCTTCGCTCGTAGGTTTTTGACGGGGTAGCAAGTCCATTTCTGCCGTTATCGTAGCCGAGGGAACTTCGTCTATACTAAAATGGAAATCTCCGTTAATCTTTCTCGCTCCATTATCAATTAAAAGGTCTATTCTGTCCTTTAATGCGCCCGCGTATTTCTTGTAAGTACCGGGTGTCGGAATATTTGTTTTCATAATGTACCTCCTGAATTATCTTTCCGAAAGTGATAAAAGTGAGTAATTTTAGTGTTTTTCCATAAAGTCCCTTATAGAAGCAATATATAGAACACTTTATAGAAAAAAGCCATTATTTATCACTTTTATCACTTTTCTTTAATGTCAATGCGAATAATTCTACCGCAACGATAAACCGTGATATTGTCCTTTTCGAGTTTATCGCACAAGCCGCTTTCGATAGTTTCTACGGCTTTAATAAGCCATTCAGCGTTTAGCATTTTACACCTCCTTATTCATATCTATTCATTTTCGATCTCCTTTCCGTATTTTTCGGTGAGAAGCGGGCAATTATAAATATCGTGTCCGTTACGGCAATCGCCATCTTCGCTGTCAAAATGCGGACAAACTCTACAATTTTTATCAACGATAAAATCGTAGATTTCATCCCACATAAATTCACATTCGCCGTAAGAACAGAAGTCCGCTTCAAATTCGGCACAACGAATATGTAAGGCACGGGTGAAAAACGCTCCATCAAACTTGCCGAGTTCTCTGTTATACTTTTCGCCCGGCTTTATCTCGCCACCGCACATTTCGCATTTATGCGGTTTTCTTGCTTTTAGCGTTTGTTCTCTCCAAAATTCCATCATTGCTTTTCTCCTTTTTGCTCGCAAGCGGGGCATACTTGCCGCCCCTCCGGGACAACTTCGCCACAAGCAACGCAACTGTCAAGTGATTCAGCCAAATTTCGTATGGAATCCGCCGCCCGCTTCGCAGTTTTTCCAAGAGAATTTTTCTGCAATCGCTCTATTTCGTGATTGATATACCAAGCGGCTTTTTGCAAATCTTCAATCTCTTTTGCTTTGTCTTTCTTTCCTGCACGGCATATGTATTTGATAGCGTTCCCGCGCTCAAAATTGAGTTTCTTGTCGTCAATGAAGTCAATGACTTCGATTTTTCCGTCGGTGTAGTGCGACGGATGGTTAATAATGTCGTTCATAGTGCCTCCTATATCCATTGAATTTCTGTTTTTTCGTTATATCCTTTTTCCCATACGAACCACGCATAAGCGACAGCCGACGAGGGATAGTTTTCAAATTCGCCGTTCATAGCGCATATAATTCTTTCGCTGAACACATACACCGTTTGAGGTGGATACTTACTGAATAATTCAGTATATCGAGCCTTACCCTCCAAAAAGGTAAGTTTCAAAAACATATAAACCTTTCTGCCCGGTTTGATGAGTTCCAATGCTTTCAGCACAAATTCTTTTGCGTATTTATACGGCGGATTTGTCAAAATGTCGCAGTTGATAACCGCTTTCGGGAGGGAAGTAGTGGTGAGAAAATCGACTTGTCCCCCCCCCCGTCGAATAGCCCCTGTCAACAAGGTCTGTCGAATGCACTATGTAGCCGAAGTGTTTTAACCGTTCCGATAAATGCCCCTCACCGCAAGCGCATTCCCATACGATAGGGTAAGGCTTTTCAACCGTTAATAGTTTATCTATCGCCGCAGGATCGGTTGCGTAATAATCATCCGTTTGCCTGTCGTGGTCTGTATGGTTACTTGCACCGAGTGCGGCGTAAGTAGATTTGTGATTACCCGTCCAATCTTTCGCCATATAGTCCTCCTATGGTCGTAATTCAATGCCCTTATAAAAGGGGTAGCCGTCGCGTATTACTTTGCCTTGATGTAATTCGGGATGTTGTTCCAAGCCTGCGCCGAACTTCTTCGCACTACATACGAAATATCCGTTCGATTTACACCAAAGTTTATAGGCATCATAAAGTGTTTTCGTCCTTGATCCCGTTTCGCTCGTCCTGCAACGCTCCTCGATGAACTGTAAAACGAGGTCGTTATCCTTTTCATATTGCTTGATAACTTCTTTCATTTTGTCGTTCATTTTCAGCCCGAAACGCTTGTATTTGAAATATCCTGCGATAAGCCAAGTAAATATGCCTTGCATTGCTTCCGGTGTCTTGAATTCTTCTTTCAAATTCGCATCTCTTTCGGCTTCCGTGAAATGCTTATTGAACTCAATTACGCGAACGCGATCCGAAGCGAACAAGGACTTGTCCTGAACGGAGGGGAGATCGTTGCACGACAGCCAAAGGGTAAACTGCGGAAGAAACGTCATCATAGATTCGTAAAGGTTTCGCGCCGTAATTTCCTCGCCGCCTGTCAACTGTTTGATAACTTCTTCGTCGAGTTTGCCGTATTGATTACTTTCCGCCATTGATACAAAGCGTTTGCCTTTAAGTGCGGCGATAGTGGGGGAGGCGGCTTCGGCGTTTCTTGCCCGGTCCGACTTACAGATAACGGAAACGGGGGAAACGGTGGCATAATCTCCAAGCAAGTGATGAATAGTGCCGAGAAAGGTGGATTTGCCGTTTCTCGTCGTTTTTCCGTAAAGGATGAACATACATTCTTCCTTGCACACGCCGAGCATTGAATAGCCCATAGCGCGTTGCAGATAATCCGCTTTTTCCTTATCTCCGCTCGTGATTTCGTCAATGAAGCGTTCCCAACGTTCGCACCGAACCTCTTTCGTTGTGTATTCAAAGTTTGTACACATCGTTAAATAGTCGCGCCAATCGTGGGGGCGGAACTCCATTTTTTCCAAGTCATAAGTGCCGTTCAAGCAGTTAATCAAATTCGGATTAGCATCGAACTTTGCCGCAGGGATAGGTTTTACGCCTGTCGCATCTTTCATAAGTCTATCGCGGAAGCGGCGATCTCCCATTTTGGAAATGAATTTTGAATACTCTTTACGCTTATCATCGTCAACGATTTCGCCGCAGTACAGAGTCATAAGGCGGGTAAATTCTTTGATTTTTTCGCTGACAAGAAGTGATCCTACATCTTTGCGCCAACTACCGTTATCGTAAGTGTACCAACTTTTGTTTTCGGGACAAAAACGAGTATCGTTTTCATAGCATTCCGAGAACAATTCTGCCATACCGCTTTCGTCCCACGAATAGCCGCTATTATCTGCCTGATACGCTTCCGGTTGAGTTTGTTTTATGTAGTACATTTTCTTTGATAATTCTTCTGACATAATGTATCTGCCATTTCGTAGACAGAAGAATTCTGAATTATTCTTTTGACTTTCATCCGTCGAATTAGCCATTTTTACCTCCTGTAAAAAGTGTTTTTTCGTGAACTGTGCCGTTCAGAACATTGCGAAACCGCATATATTGCATCAGATAAGCAGGGGTTTTCCATACTCCGCCGATAAGTTCCATCGTTAAAGCGTTGCGTTGTTCTACAATCGCAGGAACGCCCGCAAGCGATAATTGCAGATAGCACATATGAACGCATCGGCTGTCAATATCTCCTGCGACAACGAAAGCGTGTTGCGCATAATTGATTCCGCAGTCATTTTGAAGCGTGTCCATAGCGGCGAGGATCATACCACCGCTTCCGCAAGCGGGTTCGTAAAAGGTGATAATATCGTTTTTCAATAATTCATCTTTTTTGCTTCGGATGGTTATTTCGGCTGACAGTTTGGAAACGCAATAAGGGGTAAAGAACTGTCCTGCTTTATCGTTTCCTGTTCCGCTCGCCATATAAAGTTGACCTAAATAATCGTTAAAACCGTCCGTAGGCATTTCGGAAAGAAGCAACCATACTTCACCGAACATTTGCCCGATAAGGTCTAAATCGTGTTTGTCGTATTTTTTGATTATATCGAGATAGCGTTGTTCACGGGCGGCATATTGTGGTTTATCGACGGTTTGTGAAATACAGATTGCCCATATTTCAAAGCAATCGGAAAGGATTTCGTGTTTGTGATGCCGACTGCTGAAACTGTCAATAAGTTTTAATAATTTATCGACTTTTGCATTATTCATTGCTGATTCTCCTAATTTTTTGCTTTATGAGTTGATTGATAATTGTGTATATATTTGCGTTTTCATTAAACGGGGAAAGGCGTTCGTTTGCGATAACAAAATAGTTATCGTTTATCTCAATTCCTACGGCGTTACGGTTATTTTCCAACGCTACAAGCAAGTGGCTTCCGCTTCCCATACAGGGATCGAATACGGTATCACTTTCATTTGTATTATCTAATATCAACTCTTTCAATAGTTCGTGATTTTTCTCCGTCGGATGAAATTTGCTCGTTCCGTTCGGATGTTTGAATACTACGTTCTTGCACCGGGCGTTAAAGACTTTCGAGCCTTTCTTCTTGAACCATACGGCAAATTCTACACCGCTTAAATACACATATTCACCATTCATCGGAGAGGGGTTAGACTTTTGCCATACAATCGGGCGGCAAGTCCCCCCCCCCAACAGATGAGAAGAATTTATATATTTCGCTGAATTGTTCCCGACCGCAAAATATACAAATGTTGTTTTTCGTTATGCGATACACTTCGCTTAAAAAATCGTGTAGGTTGAAAGTAAGTATATCGGCACGTTCCTTATCAAGTTTGCGTAAGCCGTTATCGGCGCGGTTGACTTCATTATACGGAATATCCGTAAGAGTAAAATCAACGCTGTTATCCGCCATAGTCGGCATTACTTTCATACAATCATCGTGTTTGATAACTACTTTCATTTGAAAACCTTTTTTATTCCTTTATCAAGATATAATTTTACGATTCTTTTGGCATCTTCGTCGTATCGAATATTGCGATAAACTTCCTCTAAATCGTTAAACTGTTCAAAGAGTGTGTCAAGCAAATCTTTTGTCGCTTTTGTGGAATAGGCGATAGGTGTTTTTCTATTCGGAATAAACCACGCTACATCGCCTTTTGGCTTTGTTCGGCTCATCTTTGATACCTCGTAACGCTATTCGTGATTGTTTCGATTTCCCGTGAGGGTAATGGCGGTGTACACGCTTGCTGATTGCATCGTAACAATTCTTCATAAATTTGCTTTTTTGAGTAGCCGCGAGTGTGCAACTGCCCGGCAAGTGATGTAAGAGATTGATTGCGTAATCCCTGCGGAATCGGGGGATAAGTTGGTTTTAAGACGATTTTACCATTTTCAGGTTTTTGAAAAATAGGAGTATAAAACGCCGCTTGCTTCGGAGAACTTCCGTCATTCGATTTTTGAGTTTCGGGAAAGTATTTTGCAATGATATAATCTATCGCTTCCTGATTTTCGATTATTTCGCTGTATATGAGTTTTTTTCCTGTTACGATGAAGTATCTTCCTTGCTGATAAATTTCCACGCCGTTGCGGTTATTTTTGCCCGCAAACGGGAGTTTTCCTTTTAGGTAGATATGAATACCCCTGCCGCTTTTTGACTTCTCTGTGAACGATTTACACGCTTTCATTATGTCGATAGACAAGTCAGAGAGAAATCCTGTTGAATCAAAGCCTGCATCTATATCTATTCCGACAATTCCGTTATCGTTGAACACGAATCCGATATGATCGTAAACGTCGTTATTTACGGCTTGTACGGCGGTGGCATAATCGCACCACGTTTCGGGGTTGGACGATGATGCGGCTTTGCGTTCAAACGCTTTCATAGGCATTTTATTGTTATTCCACGCGCATACCCATTGCGGCAGGTCTTTCAACTCTTGCGGGATATTCTCATACGATTTCATAACTAAACCTCTTTTACGGCTTCAAAATAATATTTCTCATCCACACAAACGGGAAAACCTTTTATTTTGTCGCTTATTTTTATCTTTCCTGATTGAATGATTGAGCGGGCAATTTTGACAGGCATCAGATCGTGAAGCATTCGACCGCCGCCCGGCATATAAAAACCGACTAAACCATTTCGTGTTACAATCTTATATTTCACTTTGCCCCTCCTGTATCTTACGGATTGTTTCAACAAATTCTCCGAGTGTGCGGGGACGATAAATCCGTCCACCGCACGAGAGAATCTTTTTACAATGCAATCTTTGTTCGTTTGAATCTGTGAACGAAAATGCTATGAACAGACTGTTCAAACAGATTATCAAATCGGGATAGTTGGACGGGGCTTTCGTCCCGCGTGTGTTGATATGGAAGATGCCCTCCGATTTGCAGAACTTGATACAGTTCTTTTGAAGATTGCTTTGTTTCATTTTACTTTCTTCCCAAGATAGCCGAGAGATCCACCGTATGTTTCTTCGCAGGGGCAGCGGTTGCCGTTACAGCGGGTTTCGCGGTAGGCAAAACGGGGGCTGTTTTGGCGGGAGCGGGTTCATCCTCGAATCCATCAGCAGGGTATTTGTTGCCGAGCCGAGAAAAAGTTACAGTTTTAGTAGGATCGTTTTTGTTCGGAAGAACATCGTGAGTTACTTCCGCTTTGATGAAGTGTCCTACAAGGTCGCTATGGTCGATTTCTTCGAGGTCGTAATCCTGCAAAGCAGTCTTTGCGAGATACGAGAAGATATTGATTGCCGCCTCGTTCGGTTCGCCGTTGTTGTTCACAAAAGTAAATCTTTCGATATGTGTTGCTCCGGTAGAAGTTTTCATCGTGATATTGAGTTTGCCAAAGTCCTCTTTATATTCGACCGCCGTGATTTGGAAAACGTGAGTTCCCTCCGGAACGAGTGAAAAGGTTGCGTTTGAAAGTGCGATTTTAGCCATTTTATTTATCCTCCTTAATGACTGTGTTTGTTAATTTGTAGGTTACGGATTTTTCCGTGTATTTGTCCAATAATCCATCGGCTTTCAAAGCCTCTTTGTTGATGGAAGTCGTTTCGCTTTTCGAGAGAGCGAATACATAGCGTTTTCCCGAAATAGTTACCTTTTTGTCGCCGTCGCGCAGTTGCTTGATAGCAAGTTCTTTAATTTGCTCTTTAACAACTTTCAGGCGATCTGTATCTTCTTTGATAGCAAGGGCGTTTTTGTCGATTTTGTCTTGCAAAATTTCCGCTTCTTCGACGAGTTCCCGAATATCGGTGTCGGGATTGACATTGTTCGTGCGTAAGATTTTGAGAATTTCCGCATCGGCTTTTTCGTCATATTCGGGCGATATACCGCCGATAACGTGTCTTTCCCACCATTTACGCGCCGGGATTATGTAATCACGCTCAAAGTTCGAATAGCGTTCACTTAACGAAAACGGGAAAGTGATTGTGTTCTTTGCCGACGGCACATAGTTTTCGGGATGATCGTAATCGGCTTCGTCAAGAAACGAGCAGATCATAACGACTGAATCGGTCTTGCAAAGATACGCATAAAGCGCGGCTTGCAGAGCGTAGTATTCGGGGATTTCGCCTTGCCAATCTTCGGCGCGTTTCGTGGTCTTGAATTCAAGAACGCAAGTGGTTTTTCCGTCTTTATTCACTCTGATCGAGTCCCACATTCCGCCGAAAACTTTATCTTCTGGGAAGAAGTCCCCGAATGTTTTGTTGAAGTAATCCGAGCCGTAAATATCTGTCGGCGTTTTGATGTCCGTCATAAAATACGAACGTTTCATAAACGCGATTTGTTTAGGTTCGATGGTCTTTCCTGCGATAGTGTATTTCGTGTCCTCAAACGGCTCTTGATAGGTCTTTGTGATTTCGCACCAAGTAGCGAAAGGGGTAGTCCATTGATTCAGCCCGAAGATTGCCGCAAAGCGTGTTCCTGTGAGTTTTTTCGGGCGTTTCGGCGGGGTGATTTTGATTGAGTTGTTATTCAGCCATTCCATTTTTAAGCCTCCGTGTTACCTTTGTTTACGGTTTCGTAAGAAGCAATGAGATCACCGATTTCTTTGACAAGTGCTTCACACGCTTCTTTGGAAATATTCGTGAGTTTGTCCGTCTGCAATACGATAGCCTGAACGAATTCCTCCTGTTCGGGATCGAGGTCGAGCAACTGTTGCATCGCATTTGTCAACGCTTCGATTTGTAAAGGTTCAGCCTGTCCGCAGCTATCCACGACTTCTTCCTTGATTTCCTTACGCTTTTCGGCGGTTACGGGCGGTTTTGCTTTGGTTTTTTTGGCGGGTTTTTCGGGGTTCGGGGCTTCCGGTTCTCCAACATCCGCATCAAAAGTATCGCTTTCGACAATATCAAGTGCCGCCATATACAAGTATCTGCGCTGATATGTTTCCGCCGAGCCGAGATTTTGAATAGCGTTCGTGAGTTTGCCGCCTGTTCTCGACGATTCGATGGATTCAATCTCTTTCATCGGGGAACGGAAAATGATGATTTCGTCGGGATTATGAATGTTCACCACGGTCATCTGTGCGGAATCGGCTTCAAAGGTCGTTACAAAAAGTAAACCGATCTCATATCCGATAATCGTTGCGACGGGGACAATATCTTGAAGTTCAAAATATTTGAATTCGAGATGTCTGTTAATTCCCGTCTTTTTGACGTTTGCTTCTTGAAACATCTTTCGAGCGAGAAGCAGTTTGCTCCATACGTTCATCGTTTCGTAAGTGGGTGTAGTGTTAGTTACCATTTTTGTTATCCTCCAAAATTTTTATTATTTTTTGTTTGATTGATTTTGCTTTACGACCGTTCGGCTTCTTGATTTCAATGCCGAGAAAGTCGTTAATGTACTTTCTTGCTTGACGGATATACCATCGCTTGTCAATGTCGTTCACCGTAAGCACGTTTCTGTTGTCGATCACACAATGTTCGGGAAGTCCCGCCACCTTGTTATCGTTGCCTTTTGTTGCGTGGACTTTGTAAAGTGTTCCGTATTCGTAGTCGGGAGAAGCATAAACACGATTGCATTTTTGTATCGGAACTTTCTTTCCCGAAATGATTTGGAACGCATCGGTATATTTGCTTGAAACTTTCGAGATAAGTTGAAAGGCGAGTATATCGTCGCATTCACTTATCGTCTGTTCGACAGGAATATCCTTTACAAAATAATCCTGAATTGCTTTTGCTACGATTATGGCGTTATTGTTAATGTTAAACGCTCCGCCGCTTATCTGTTGCCACTCTTTCAAGCCCATTCCTGCAAGATCAAGGTTTGTGTTTGTAACGATACCGCGCACCAACTGACCGCCTTTAATCTTTGTGCTTCCGTCGGTTGCAACTTCGATGTAATTATTCACATCCTTTTGAATAATCTCTTTGATACAATCTTCTTCGAGTTCAAAGCCCGTTCGGTCTTGCCATTCTTGACAGATAGCGTTGTATCGTTCCACATCGCTTTCGTCGAGGCTCACCATAATACCGTCCGTATTCAACTGAATGATTTTTACGGTAGGGCATTCGGCTACAAGATGATTTGCGAGTTCGAGAAGCCTTAATTGCCCGGTGATACATACTGACCTACCCATAAGCGCATCAAACAAAGCGTTATACTTATTGAGCATTGCTCCGTAAGTTGTGTTTGCAACAAGTTTGAGCGCGTTTGCCGTCGCCTTATCGCCCGATTTTTTCGCTCGCATACGAGTTTCAAGCATATCGGCATAGTTCTGTGCATTCGGGATATTTCGGCTACAATAACCGTCTATTGTCATCAAGTGAGGGTAGTAAGAGCCAACATCTCGATTTCGGATTGAACGCGTTTCCGTTGCCTTTTCCCGGTAGCACGGGATAGCCCCGTGAATACCGCCGAAAGCGATGGTACATTCGCATTGACCTATCTTGAATTCGTAATTGCTTTTGAACAATTCTTCGTCGGGAATACTCTTATCGTGGAGTTTATCGAAGAAGTCGAATACTTCCTGCGGTATGTATTCCTTGATAATGTTTGTCGGGTAGTGATAGTCGCGCTCATCCGTCCTTTCGTAAGTTGGAGCAACGGCATCAAGATAAGTAGCGGTCAACTTTGCGTTCGTCATATATAACGCTTTTGTGTCGTCGATACCTTTAATTCGTCCGAGCATAAGTTTGTTTTGCAGGTAGTTATGACGAAGTCTGAACAATATTTCCGTAGCGTTTACATCGTATTTACAGTAGAAAATCGTTCTTTCGAGTTCTTCTTCGGTCAATGGTCTGTCGATATTGAAGTCAACGCTTGTTTCCTCAATATCTATCCCTAAATGTGCTTCGATTGATTTCAACGAAATACCTTGTTGTGTATCGTCCATAAGGTCGAAACTGTCGAAATACGCCTTGTTTTCTTTGATAAACGGGTGTGTCCATCCGTCGTGTCCTGAAATGATATAGTCGTTTATATCCTTAACTATCGCGTTATCCGCATCCGCTAAAATCGCTTTGAGTATGTAATTATCGTAGTTTTTATTGTTAAATCCTGCGATCAACTTATCGGGGGACATAAAGGCTTTTACGGAATCATTATCGTTATGAATAATCGTAAATTCTCCCGTTTCGACTTCTTTGAAGATGAACAGCCAATCGTTTTTGAAAACTTCGCAGTCAAAAATGTATATGCTCATTTGCTTTTCCTCTTTGATTTACGTTCTTCCCACAAAATCGCTTTTTTACCTGCTTTTACTCTTTTGTAGTCAACGACGAACCATACTATAAAAGCCGTTGTCAATATCACAAAAAGAATTGATAGCAACACGATTGTCAAAAGTGGTTTACTCATTGAATACCTCCTGTTAATAGATTTTTTCGATATTGTTTTGTTAGATTTTGCATTATGTACATCACGCAGGGAAGAGCCATTCCGTTGCCCCACATTTTGTATTCTGCATTATCCGAATGTTTTACTTCTTTGCACCACCAATCGGGCATCCCTTGAAGTCGGGCGCACTCTGTCGGTGTTACACGGCGGACAACCCATCTCGTTTGAGTAGGACAGGCGATTATTTCACGCTCCGTTCCGTTTCGCTCTCCGCAACCTTTGTAATAACTTGCATCAAGTGTTCCTGCCGTGTTTCCTTTAACGCCGACGGGATAACATACCGCTCCCGGACCTTTGGCTACAAGCGTATGGGAAACGCCTTTTTCGTCAATCTGAATACGATATTGAGCGTTTTTACCCTGATTGAAAGCCGCACGGTCGATTGCATACACCAAGCCGATATTTGCTTGTCCCGTTTTCGGATTTCCTGTTGATAGGCAGGGTGAAACTTTTTCGTTTGGAACTAAATCTTGCAACAGATTTATCGCAACGCACGGTAGTCCGTCCTTGTCGTAATGCCCTGCAAGTAAAGTCCTTGCCTTATCTCCGATAGCGTAATTGTAGGTATCTACCGCATACACCATAAATTGATCATTATGGGTAGCAAGTGTTCCTGTTTTATTCGTTTGAATTAAACATCCTTTTCCGCCACCGGGGCAACCGCATCTCTCACGAACAGTCAGTATCGGAGGGGGGACTATTCCAATTTCCGTTAATTCCGCTTCCGTGATCTCGCCCTGTGAGATAAGAGCCATAAGTAACACTGGGGGTAATTCCGTTCCATTTTTCACGGCTCTCTGCAAAACTCCGCGACAAGCCCTCTTGCTCAAATAGTATTTTTCCGGCACTTCCACCTCTAAAATCTGCCACAAGGAAGATTCTTCGGCGGCGTTGGGGGACTCCCCAAAATTGTGCATCGAGGACACGCCAAGCGATTGAATATCCGTCTGCCAAGATAAGTCCTGCGGTTCTCCATTTTCCTTTGTTTTGCGTAGGTCGAGGAATAAAGGCTGAATCATCTTTAATTTTGCAGAATTCTTCGAGAACGGTTTTGAAATCTTCTCCTTTGTTTGAACTGAATGCTCCGGGGACGTTTTCCCACACGGCGTATCGTGGATATTTTCCATTTGTTTTCTTCCTCATCTCCTTTATAATGCGTATCGCTTCTAAAAACAGCCCTGAACGCTCTCCATCTAATCCCGCGCGTAAGCCCGCAACCGATAGGTCTTGACAGGGACTTCCGAATGTGATTACATCGACAGGCTCTATTTCCGATCCGTTAATTTTCGTAATATCTCCGAGATGCTTCATTTTCGGAAAGCGGCTTTTCGTAACGGCTATCGGGAACGCTTCGATTTCGCTTGCCCATTTTGGAACTATGCCGTGTATGTAGCCCGCAAAAGGGAATGTTCCTGCTCCGTCAAATAAACTGCCTAATGTCATTTCAACCTCCCTCTACGAAATAGCAACCATTCTTTCGATAAGTTGTGCATCGCTTTTTATAGGCTTTGTACAGGAAGCGAATATCATCTATGAAGTCGTAGCAGACAGCATCTTTTTTGTCCTTGTAAATCCTTGCTATTCGTCCGATACTTTGCGTTATTACGGCGTAATCCTTTTGCGGCGTTGCCATAAATAACCGCTCCAATCGGGGAATATCCAAGCCCTCTTTTGCGAGAGAGTAAGTTGCGAAAAGATACTTTTTCTTACCTGACCGCATATCGTCGATTGCCTGTTCACGTTTCGCTTTTCCCGTCTTTGAAGTCATTTTTCCGTCTATCATCACGGCATTGCTTTTCATATTGAGCGGAAGCATTGACATAAGCGTTTCCAAGTGATTTAGTCTGTCCGATAAAATCAAACAAGACTTATCCTTGTTTTCGATTATGTAGTCCACAATCTCACGGTTTCGCGCCTGATCTTCACATAAATGAGAAATCAATCGAGCGTAATTTAATGTTCCGTCGGTATTTAGGCAATAGTCCGTCAAATGAGTTTTCGTTCCGATGGGCAGGATGCCGACTTTGATAATCTTGTCTGCAACTTCTTCTTCGGGGACAGAATAGACAATTTCGCCAAGTAGTGCATAGGTTGCTTTTATCATTCCATCGGCGCGGTGAACGGTCGCTGACAACCCGTATTTGCTTCGAGCCGATAAACTGTTCAAGACTTCGTAAAACTGCGTTGTAGCCGTCGGAGAACCCGCCACACGGTGGCATTCGTCCACGATTATTAAGTCCCAATAGTCCCGGTATTGTCGCAAATCCAATTCACACATTGTTTGAATCGTCGCAAAGGTAATTCCTGTTCCGATATTGACTTTTCCCTCTGTGATAGTTCCCATAAAGGATCTGTCAATGTATTGTTCGGCGCGGCGCATACTCTGCGTGAGTAGGTCTTTGGTGTGAGTAAGCCATAATGTCCGCACGTTCAAGCGAGTAATTAGGGCAATACCCATTTGTGTTTTTCCGCTCCCGGCGGGACTTTGCAATATGCCGTAATATTCAGGGATAATTGCCTCGACTGCCTTTTCTTGATAATCGAATAGGGGAACGCTCGCGCGATAGTCAACTTTCTTCGGCTCACGAAAAGTCGTGTTAATTTGACAGTCGCCGCAAAGTGGAAGAATTGAACGCAAACAGCCGAACGGAAGAACATAATTCAAACCGTGTATCTCATAGAGATATAAGGTTTCGGGAGTGTTGCCAAGCCAAAAATTCATTCTCAACTTTTTGGCGTATTCGGGATTTGCAATTACCAAATTCTTTTTACACCACTCTCTGACCGCTTCATTTGGATTGTTAATCGTGATAGTATTTCCGATTGTTATTTGCATTTTTCCACCCACTTTTCAAATAATTGCCCGTATAACTGAATTTCCTTTACCGATAGACTTGACTTGACTTTTTCGTAGCCCATAAGTGCGATGTGCGGGATAAGCCATATAGATTCATCGGGAAGTTTGAAAGCAAACCATCCTGTGCCGTTTCCGCGCTCTTTCCACATAGTCATCGAAGTATCTTGATTTTCCTCAATTCGATAAAACGCAAATCCGTTCTTGCCGCAAACTTTACAATCTATGAGATAGGCTTTTCCGTTTCGTGCCGCAAGAACATCAGCAGGTTGACCTGTTTGGTTTTGTGCGAGATTATGCGCCCAAAAACCATTAGAGAACAATAGACTACAAAAAAAGGATTCAAAATTGTTCCCGTCTTTTTTATTCGTGTTCATCGTCGAGCAGTTTAGCAAAAGATTTACCGATACACTTTTTTGTGTTGTTGATTGCTTCTTTGGCACTCATAGTACATTTGATGAGGTCGAGCGTATTACATTCACTCATAACCTAGATGGAACTGCCTTTTTCGGTGTTTACTCCCGCTATAATGCAGTTGCTTTCTGTGTCAACGATTACATCGTTTGTGCTGTTGGTGATAGTGATATGAAAATGCTTTACTTCTTTTTCTTTATTCATTGTTTGATTCTCCTATTTTTGATATTTTGATTGATAATAGTCGGCTAAATCTTTGCAGTTGTGTTCTCTGAACCATTTGAGCAGGAATTCAACCTGTTCTTCATCGCACCACTCATTTACAAGTTTGAATAACTTGTAGATTTCGGGCTTGATGGTATGTACGAATCTTCCGCTTTCTTTTCTTTCAAAGAATACTTCAAGATTTAATGTCATCTTGCCTTTGCCGTGATTGTAATGGATTGTAAATTCTGTCATCGTAGTTCTCCCGCCCTCTATCGAGGGCTATTACTGATTCTCCGAGAAAATACAAGCCGGGACGACTCCGTACGCGTTGCTCGCACCGTCGCTGCTCAATGCTCCGTCCGTATTCACATTACGAACGATGTAAGCATTACCGGAGCAGTACCACGGGGTAGAAAGCCACATCCATTCGGGGAAAAGCGGAATAAAGTCGCGGTATTTTCTGTATAGGTCTGCGGAAAGAAGTCCAACCTTAACGGTGTCCGTTCCATAGGCTTTATCGCCGTTGTCTGCGGTCAAATCAACCGTGTAGGGGAGTAGATCGGCTTCGTTGAGAGTGGAAAGGAATTCGGAATTGAGCAACTTTTTAACGGACGATTTTTTGAAGTTGTTGCAATCGTCTTTGTCAAATGCGATTTCTTTCCATACTTGCGCCGTAATACAAAGGATGCCGCCCTGTTCTTTGCCGAGTCTGATAAACTCTCTACCTTTATAGGTAAAATGCTCTCCGTCTTTAATTTTGGTAAAGTCGGGTTTTCGTTCGCTTGCGATGAGTTCCTTGATAACATTTAAGGTATCAATCGCGTTGTTTTCGTTGTCTTTGATTGCTTTTTCGATTTTGTCGATAATTGAACTTTTCATTTTTGATTCTCCTTTTTTAATTTCCATTTGTAAACTTTTCCGTATTTCTTCAAATACCACTTTTCAAAGGCTCTGCGATTATGTTCATTTTCAAAGTAGGCTTTTGCCGAAAGATAGATAAGTTTTCCGATTTGGGTTTCGGTTTCTTTTGAAAGAGTGTGTTCCATATCACTTTTTCATTTTCTGTTCGTAATCGTCGAGAATTTCACACGACTTTTTGATGATTGTGTCAATCTTTGCGCCCCGTCTTGCTCCGCTCAATGCAGAACTCAACTCTGCCTTGTCCGTATTCACTCCGTGTTCTTCAAGTCGGTTGATAAGCCACACTTGACTTAAACTGTTCTCTAAAAGAGCGATGCGGATTCGATCTCTGTCTTTTACAGTCAAAATAAAACCTCCTATTATTTTTAATAATGTAAACAACTATTGTTGACAAATTCAGTTTCTTATGGTATAATAGATATGCTACAACTAATAAACCATTGAGGAACTCTGATTAAGGAAATCTGATAGCAGAGCGTTTTCATTTCGCCTTAAAATTGCTAACAGAAGTTGTTTACACCATTATTATATTCCTTATTTAGGAATTTGTCAAGGGTTTTTAGGAAAAAATTAAAAAATATTTTCCGTATTTAGGAGAAAACTATGAAAATTGAATTTGACAAAGACCTTTTAGTGATTAGAATTCAGGAATTGTGTGCCGCAAAAGGTATGAAACAGACTGCTGTTTTTGAAAAAGCGGGAGTCGGGAAAAACTTCATCAGCAATTTAGACAAGGCAAATCCGAGTTTTCAAAAACTTACCGCGCTTGCAAATTATTTAGGAACGACGGTCGATTATTTATTAGGGAATGAAACGCAGGAAGAATTTGCGCGAAAGATTATGGGTGAAGTTGTCGAATGGCTCGAAGATAACGACTATTCTTATGAAGAACAAGATAATTCGACTATCTCCATCGGAAAAGACGGTCAATATGTCTATTTATCATTTGCCGATTTTGAAAGCGAAAGCCTTGCCATTAAAGAAGTTTCAAAAGATGGCTTTGAATTAGCAATGAACGATTGGGTAAGACGACAGTTCCCGGCAATGCACCATAACGGGAATGTATTAAGCAATTCCATCAGCGAAAGCGATAATTCTATCCTATTTATAAGTAATGATGCGAATGGGTTTACGAAGCAAGAACTTGAAATGATTGCTGTTTATCGTTCGTTAGGAATAGCCGAGCAAGCCGACTTTATTCAATATTTATTAAAATTGAAAAGTGATAAAAGTGATAAATAATAGGCTTTTTCCATAAAGTCCTCTATATAATTACTTTTATAGAACACTTTACTGAAAAACACTAAAATTACTCACTTTTATCACTTAAAATCACTTTTGAGAGGCTGAAAATGGAAGTTGTATTATATTTAAGGTATAGTTCTGACCGTCAAAACGAGCAATCCATAGAGGGGCAAAGACACGTTTGCGAGAAGTATTGTGCCGATATGGGCTATACCATTGTCGGAGAATATGCGGACCGGGCAATGAGCGCAATGAAAGATACAGACAAACGTCTGAACTTTCAGCGAATGATAAAGGACAGCGAAAAACATTTATGGCAAGGCGTTATCGTCTATAAACTTGACCGCTTCGCCCGAAATCGTTATGACTCCGCAACCTATAAAACCCGACTTAAAAAGAATGGGGTAAAAGTTATTTCAGCAACGGAAGCGATAAGCGATAACCCGGAGGGAATAATCCTTGAATCGGTGTTAGAGGGGATGGCTGAATTTTACTCAAAAGAACTCTCGCAGAAAATTACGCGCGGAATGCACGAATCCGCTTTGAAAGGCAATTCCTGCGGCGGACATATATCATTAGGATATAAAATAGAAAATAAGAAGATAGTTATTGATCCGAAAACCGCTCCCATTGTTCGGCAAGCGTTTGAAATGTATGCGAACGGACATACTGTGGCAGAGATATGTCAAACCTTAAATGCGGCGGGATATAGAACAAAGAGTGGAGCGGCGTTCAATAAGAATAGTTTTCATTCTATGTTCCGAAACAAAAAATACATCGGACAATATAAATTTATGGAAGTCGTTATTGACGGCGGTGTACCTGCAATAATCGACGAGGAAACTTTCAATAAAGTGCAAGCCATTTTAGCCAAAAAAGCACAAGCACCCGCAAGAGGGAAAGCCATTATTGATTATATGCTTTCGGGTAAAGTATTCTGCGGTCATTGCGGGATGCCGATGGTAGGAACGGCAAGTACAAGTAAAACAGGGCGTAAATACTTTTATTATTCCTGTCAGGGACGGCGAGGGCATAATGGTTGCGAGAAAACACCTGTACGCAAAGAGTTCCTTGAAAAAGCCGTGGTAGAAGATACTCTTGAAATGCTTACTCCCGAATTCATCGATTATCTTGCAGATTTAGCCGTCAAGGCATCTGAACAGGAACGAAAAGAAAATACGCTTATTCCGTCCCTGAAAGCCGAAATAAGCGAGTATGAGAAGTCCATTGAAAGATTGTTGCGGCTCGTTGAGAACGGCGCAGAATCTCCCACGTTAAGCAAAAGACTGAACGAGTTAGAAAAGGCAAAACGATCTGCGGAAAGAAACCTTGCAAAAGAAGATTCTTCTTATTTTCTTCTCGAAAAGGAACAGATAGTCTTTTTCTTAAATCAATTCGTTTCAGGCGATAAAAGCGATCCCGAATTTCAAAGTAGGATAATTGATATGCTTGTGAATTCAATAATCGTATGGGATAATAAAGAGAATGATGACGGAACGCAGGATATAACGATTACTTACAATCTTACGCCGAAAAAGGAACGGAAAATAACAATAAAGGACTTGTCTAAAATAGAGTGCGTATTTCACCCCGACAAGTCCACCATAACAAGCAAATACGCACCCTATATTGTAGGGCGAATGTCATTTGCAATCAATGTAAAACACCGCTTCGAGTGAGGCGGTGTTTTTCTTTATTAGTCAGTTTTTTTCTTGATTTTTTCAACAATCCAATCAAGCACTTTAATTGCCAAATCCTTTATAGGCGTAATCTTGAAGATATTATAGAATGTTTGATTTAACGCCCACATAGCGGCGGCGACCGATAGTATGTATTTCATCTCGAATTGACCTACAATTAAAAGGTATATAATCGTCCCGATAATTGATAGCCCGACCGAGATAATCAAATACAAGTAGTGTCGTTTATCTTCGTCGAGATTCTTAAATACATTGCAGTATTTGAGAACGCCGAGAATGATAATGCCTGCCAACGCAATAAGCGTGATTACTAACCCGTAATTGCTGAAAAAAGTGATAATTTCATCCATATGAAAGCCTCCTGTTATTTGATTAGTAGTGTTAAAATTGCCCCAAGAACAGCCCCGATTATCGTTGTGATAATACACCCGACTGCGAGCCTTTTATAATATCGAGCGTTGTCGATAGGTTCGGATTCGAGTTTATTCAAACGCTGACCTTGTTTTTTCTGTTCTTCGACCATATATCGCATATTGATAGCAAGTTCGTTTACAGAAGCCGTTAATGCGCCGATTTCGGACTGTTTATCTTCGACATCCTTTACACGATGCTTCAATGACTTTATTTCGTGGTCGTGATCGTTGAGTTTTAGTTCAACCTGATTATCTGTCATTGTTCTTTACCTCCTGTCGGTTGAAGTAAATCGTCGAGTAATTTCAGCCAATCTTTGCAGGGAGTATCACAAGGCGGTTTTCCGCTGTGAAATCTGCAAAGACGGCAAACATTCTCGATGGTGATATTACTTGACATATTCTTCACCCGTAATGAGGGTATATTCTTCCGCCGTAATCCATCCTTTGACGACGGCATCGGCTACGCGGGACTTGTCCCAATAACCGTTATCATAGTAATATTTAACCTTTTCAAACTTCGTCATTGCTGTTTTCCTCCTCCGTTTCGGGATCAAGATCAACGCCGCTCATCATAGCGACATAATCAAGGTCGGCTTGCTGTTTAGCCGTCTGTGCGGCGAGTGCTTCGTATTTTCTACGCTCCTGCCGTAACTGTTCTTCGTGATTGAGATATTTCATTTCGGATTATCCTCCCATAAGTTTTTGTAAAATTTATCCATTTCAAGAACAAGGGCGTGAGTATGCCGTTTGTGATGTTTTGTCGGCGTTCCTTTCGGCTTATTCTTGCATTTTCCGGTCGCGTGTGCTTTCCAACTTTCATAACACGCATTGACCTCTTGCTTCGTCATAAGTCCCTGTTTGGCTCTTTCCACGAGTTTTGTCAACTTCCGTCTTTCGTGAGATACCTTTTCAGGTAATAACTTGACGATTATCTTGCCCGTTTCCGTTAAGCGAAAACTGAATCCGAGAAAGTGTAGTGGTTGAGTGATAGGTTGTAATTGTGTTTTCTTCGGACTTAACTTCAAGCCAAGCCGTTCTATTCGCTCCCGAATTTTCTCTCTGCAATACCGTAGATAGTTCATATTCGGGTGGAGCAATATAAAATCGTCCATATACCGAACATAATTCTTGATACGCAAAACTTCTTTGATATAGTGGTCTAAATCATCAAGCACCGCAAGTTGAATGAGTTGCGTAACCTGCGATCCGAGTCCCATACCGACTTCGGGATTAGCACCCTGATTGAAACTATGGATTATACGCTTTACTTCCGAATCAGCCCATCCGTCTTGAACTCTTTTCGTAATACTTTCCGCCGCAGTATTATGTGGTGTACTTCCGAAATAATCGGATAAATCACATTTTAATGCGCCGCCGTTTACTCCATATTTTCGATAATGCCTTTGTAGTGCGACATAAAATCGTTTCCGAGCGAATTCAGTTCCTTTGTTCGGCAAACAAGCACCGCTGTCGTAAATGAACCCTTTTGATACTTGTTTTGTCAAATAATTATCGCACAAACTTCGTTGGAATACCCGGTCCTTGATCCGAGTGCTTACGATTGTTCGTTCTTTCGGCTCGTGAACTTTGAAAATGGTATATCCGTCAATTTTATAATTACCATTCTCGTGTTGCTGTTTGATTTTGTAACAATTCGCCAAGCCGTTTACGACTACAAAGCCCGCTACACTATCTTTCCAAATAACATTCTGTTTGCATTTTCGCATCGCTTTATAGAGATTACCAAAACTGCAAACGATTTCTTTAACATCTTTCTCATTGTCCATACATAATTGATTTTGGTAGCCGTTTTCAGCCTTACTTACTACCGTCGGTTGAGTAAAAGGCATCGGCTTACAAATTTTCCCTTTCGTCAAGGATAGGGTGATAACTCCTTGTGAATGTAGCATTGATTTCGGTCGTATCACGACTTACTTTATTACGAGCGTAATTCTCACAATCCGGGACGACTCCGTTCGCGTTGTTCGCATTGTTGTTGTTCAATGTTCCGTCCGTATTCACATTACGAACGTTGTTAGCATTACCGGAGTTCGGAGTCCTTTCAGTTATCAACCTTAATATCCTTATATCTTTCGGCATCAGACTTCTTCCAATTCCGCAAATAGTTTTGAACTTCTATTACAAGTCCTGTCCAATGCTCGATTGTATCGCTCTTGATGCCGAAAGTCCTATAAGCAATATCCATCATTGACAGTAGGGCATAAGAAGCCGCAATGGCTTTTGTTTGAAATTTCTTTCGTAAGTCAAAATCGTTTTTGTCTATAACATAAACAGCGTTCGCCATTACGATATTGTTATTTATATCAATCGCGGCTTCTACGATCTTGCTTGTTATACACCAACGATAGTGCTTCGGAAAATTCTTTTCGTTACTGCATACCTTTATCGTGTATGAAGCGAGATCATTTGCCTTTACAATAACCGTGAGTTGTCCCTCACTTCTTTTGGATTTTACTACTGCCATAATTTCTTCCTGTTCCGCCCTCTACCGAGGGCGATTTTTGATGTTAGATGATACAACAAGCCGGGACGACTCCGCCCGCGCCGCTCGCACCGCTGCTGTCCAACGCCCCGCCCGTATCCACACCACGAACGTTGTACGCACCACCAGAGACCGGAGTCCGTAACCACCAATAACGAGCGGCAGTACCTTGATACTTAATACGGTCAGCGTTCGTCGCTCCGTTGAAGTATTCAAGCAAACTACCCTCTGCGATGCCCGAATATTCGTTCGAGCCGAAAACTTCCGTTCTCGAAAGCAAGAACACTTTATCGTAAGTGATTTCATAAGTGTCCGAACCCGACCTATCGCAAGTATGTAATGCGGTTTTGACTTCAACTTCACCGAGCGAATTAACAAAATCGGGATCAAGCCCGTAAAGGAAACCTGCGCTGTTTGCTCCGCCCGGAACTCTGTCAAATACAGATTGTTTAGTCCACCAATTACTGATGGTTGTAGAGCCGCTTGCAACGGCAGGAGCGGCAGAATTGAGCCATTGCCTATCTACGCCTGTTTTCCATCTGTTCGAGCCGTAAGCGTTTCTTTCGGTGAAATTTCGCTTTCCCGTATAGGTCGTTCCATCAATTACAACGGAAATATCTTCGGTGTAATACGAACGATTTTGGGAAGTAAAAGTACCGAGGTCAACACATTCGGTTTCTTCATCCCACAAGGCAAAGGCAACAGTTTCTATCGCCGCACCGTTTGAAGTGGCGGTAACGGCGTTGTAAGTAACCAAATTGTTCCCGATAACTCTTGCTTGCGTATTGTTTCCATATGCACCGATCTTCGAGTGTCTGAAACCGCCTCCTGCGGGAATTGCTTGCGTAAGGGTAAACATATATACGCCATCCGCACCCGTATTGTTGCCACACGCCGAGTGGTTAAAGGTAACCTTATAAGTCCCAGCGGGAAGCCCGTCCTTGAAGTATGCAAGTAATTGTGCCGCCGAGAACGGAATAGTGCCGTATGTGGCTACATCGTGAAGAAGCAGGTCGATAGTGTTTTTATGTTTGCTATTACGCGGGGTATGTTTGTTAAAATCAACGATGTCGAAATTGAGTTTACTCGTTTTGACCGTAATGGTTATATGATCTCCTTTGGCGGCTGTTCCCGTTACGGTAATACCATAATCGGAAAGGATAATATTTTCTTCATTTTCTTTATGCCAAACCGCGCCGTCAAAATGAGCCTCGTATAATTCTTCGTGCGCCGTTCCAAGTGCGTTGATAAAGGCGATAGGATCGACGGTAACGCCCGTAATGCCCGTGCTGTCCCCGATACCCGCAACGACGGAAGTTTCCTTTTCAGCGACGAATTGTTCGGCTACGCCAAAAACCTTTTGAGCAAGCCCGAAGCGCGTGAGTTGCTGAACATCGTGAAAGGTGTTTACTTTGATACCTGAACCCGTATTACTTGCAATCGAAGCAAGTAGGGTGTTCATTGTATCAAATTGCTCTTTGTTCGGAAAAATATTTTCTAACGACATATTTATTTACCTCCTTAATTTGTCGTTTCGGCTTCCGTCAAAATTATAACAGGATAGCCGTTTTTAACTGTGATACGGCAGGTATAATCCTTATCTGCATCTTCGTCATAGACGGGAATAGTTCCCGCTTCAATAACCGCCTCAACTCTTTCAGCGGCGGCGTTTGCGCTTTCGGTTGCCGCATTTGCATTTTCAACCGCCGTGGCGGAAGCGGTTTCTCTTGCTGTTTCAGCACTCTGCCTTGTTGCTT